TAGTGGATGTTCCAGATCAGGCTCCAAAAGCCTTTTGGCAAAAGGAGATGGTCTTGCTCAAGAAGCTGGAAAAGCGTTTTGGTATTGACTTTTTAAATCAGTTAAAAGTCGAATCAAAGGTTCCAACAGTCGCGTTTTATTTTGCGCCTTGGAAGCTTAAACTGCTTGAAATCGAGTTCAAGGAGTATTACTATAATCGCCTTCACAAAGAAGATCTTGCCAGCGAGCAAAAGATTGGCAAAGATGCAAAGGTATCCCGAAAGAAAACAATCAAAGAATTTTTAACATGAGCCGTAAACCAAAAGAAGAAGAAAAGCAAGACGCCGTATCATCCAAGAGTGTTCTTGGCTCCTTTCTAAAGGAAAAGAAGGAAGATCATTATAATTTTGAAGAGGCTGTAAACTATCGAGTTTCTACGGGCTCTTTGAATATGGACATGCAAACTGGTGGCGGTCTTGGACCGGGTTTGCATAGATTCGTAGGCTTTACCGAAGGCGGTAAAACGTCCGCATCTCTTGAGGTAATGAAGAACTTCCTCAACACAGTGCCAAACTCAAAAGGCTTTTATATCAAAGCCGAAGGACGACTGTCAGACGAGATGAGAACTCGCTCTGGCGTAAAGTTCGTGTTTGATGCTGACGAATGGGAGGCTGGAACTTGCTTTGTTTTTGAGTCTAATATCTATGAGACCGTAGTAGATGCGATGCGAAAGCTGGTCATGTACAATGAGGAAAAGAATAAGTACATGTTTATTATTGATTCTGTAGATGGACTTATCGCTAAAAATGATCTAGATAAGACCTTTGAGGAATCGACGAAGGTTGCTGGTGGAGCAGTTATCGCTGCTAACCTTATGAAAAAGATTTCCATCGCCCTGACAAAGAGGGGCCATATGGCGATATTTATCTCTCAAGTAAGAAGCGATATCAAGCTTGACCCGTATAGTTCCGCGCCAATTCGTCAAACTTCTGCAACTGGCGGTAACGCCCTACTACACTTCGCCAACTTCATCTTTGAGTTTGAGCCTCGATTTGAAGGAGACATCATCCTAAAAGATCCTGCAATTAAAAAAGCAGACCCAGTAAAGAATCCAATCATTGGTCACTACTGCAAGATTTATATCAAGAAGAGTCCAAATGAAAAGAGTAAAAATCGCGTTTCTTATCCTATCAAATATGGAAGAAAAGACGGTCGCTCTGTTTGGCTAGAAAAAGAAATCGTTGATATGCTAATGACTTGGGAGCTTATTTCCCGTTCTGGAGCTTGGTACTATACGTCTGACGAACTGCGAGAGCTTGCCAAAAAGTCAGGAACAGAGCTTCCAGAGAAGTTCCAAGGCGAAAATGCCGTTTTCCAATTCATCGAAAACGACGAAAAGCTCACAAAGATACTTCACAAATACTTTGTGGATATGATCGTTGGCAAAGATGAAATTCAAAACGCTTAATGGCAAAGAGCGCTTCCTGCGAAACGCAAGCAAGTATGCTATAAATTGGGAAGGCAAGTCTAAAAGTAACATACAGAGAGCGGTAAAGGAATTTCTTTACCGCTACTGGCATAGAGATATCGTCTTTGAGGAGCTTAGAATTGTTGGAACAAGACTATCCTTGGATATTTATAATGCAAATAAAAAGATTGCCGTGGAAGTTCAAGGCAGGCAGCACCAGACGTACAACCCATACTTTCATGGCAATGACCGCAGAAACTGGCTTTCTCAGCTAAAAAGGGACGACTTAAAGCTGAATTTCTGCTTGACAAATGGGATAACTCTGGTAGAAATCTACGAGACAGATCCTATCTGTAAAGAAACGTTCGAAAAACAAGGCATCATCCTCTGATGAAAAAATCTAATAAGGAGCTTCCACAAGAAGAGAAAGACTTTCTTTTCCCAACGGAACTAGTAGAACAAATCTATGAGCTTTCTGGAAACGCGGAAAGCCACAAAGGAGTTATTCTTTGTGTTCTTTCCCCTAAAGGCGTACCTCAAATTTATTCACGATACGACTCTATTGTTACTTCTCTTGGTATGCAAAAAGCCCTCGACAAATGGCTTGATCAAGAAGAAGAAAAGCTTGACACAAGCGACGAAGAATAAAAATGCTTTATTCACTAGAAGTAGAGCGGCAGTTCTTGGCTGGACTTATCCAGCATCCAGACGCCTATGCTGAAATCTGCGACTTCGTTTCCGAAGCCGACTTTTATTCTGATGATACCGTTGTTCATAAAACGATTTACCATATCATTAGAAAATGTATCGAGGCTAATGAAAAAGTCGATGAGATAATTATTGCTCAAAGAATCAAAGAGATAGGAATCTCTTTCAAAGACAATATCGATATCTTTGATTATCTTAGGTCTCTCGCTATTAGAAAGACCAATAAGAATACTGCGGTTTCTGCTGCAAAAGAAATCAAAAGGTATTCTATCAGAAGAGCGATTCACTCTTCTGCTTTAGATGTAGCAGATAAGATGAAGAAGATCGCGCCAGATTCTTCTTATCAAAAGATTATTGAAGAAGCTGATGGAGCTTTTAATAAAATAATTAATATTTACGAAAACAATGAAGAAAAACCTATCAATATCTTTGATGAGATGGAGAGCGTCATCGAAGAGCGCGGAAACAATCCAATTACTGAGTTTGGATTTATGGGTCCGTTTCCAACCGTTAATAAGATTTACGGCTCACTTCTCCGACCAGGTAATATTACCGTCATTGTCGCTAGGTCTGGCGTAGGCAAGACTCTTCTTGCTCTTAATTACACTACAAAGGTTTCAGCGCAGTACGATGTGCCGGTTCTTCATTTTGATAATGGAGAAATGAGTAAAGAAGAAGTCATTATGCGCCAATGCGCTGCATTGAGCCATGTTCCCATGCACTTGCTGGAAACAGGACTTTGGCGCAAGGCTGGTGAGGATGTAGTTCAAAGAGTTCGCTCTACTTGGGCCAAGATTAAGAATCTTAAGTTTTATTATTATAATGTTGGTGGCATGACCACTGACCAAATGATGAATAATCTTAAGCGTTTTTATTATTCAAAGATTGGTCGAGGCAATCCTTTAATTTTTAGTTTTGATTACATTAAGCCTTCAGCGGACGCAGAAAGCGGAAAGCCTGAATGGCAAGTAATTGGCGATATGCTTAATAGATTTAAAAAGACTATTCAGCGGGATATCGTACAAGATCAAAAGCCAATGATCACAATGTTCACTTCTATCCAGTCAAATAGAAGCGGCATTACAACAAACCGTAATTCTGACGCAATCAACGACGATGAGGGCATTGTATCTATGTCAGATAGAATTACGCATTATTGCTCGCATATGGCTATCTTACGGCCCAAGACAGCAGATGAGCGACAAGAGGAAGGCGTGATGTTCGGCTCCCATAAGCTTATCTTCGTAAAGAATCGCTTTCTAGGATCGGATGTAGCTGGGGCTGTCGAACTTGTCAGAATGCAAGATGGCACTCTAAAGAAAAACTTCATCAACCTTCAATTTGAAAACTTTGACATTAAAGAACGCGGAGATTTAAGAGATATCGTTAATCAGGCAGATACCGGAGACACAACATTACAACGCGCAAATGAGCAGGATGATGTCCCAGACTTCAACAATTGATCCGACTATCCTAAAGTCCTCTCTTGAGTCTTTAGGCTATCAATTGAAAGACTATGGCAGCTACTGGAGAACCAGAGCTATTTATCGCGGAGGAGATAATTCTACCGCTTTAAAGATATATAAAAATAGTGGGGTGTGGACAGACTTTGCAGAGACGAGTTCAAGGAGCTATCCTTTTCAGAGGCTTGTTGAGCTTACTCTTGACACCAAGGATTCACACATTGTAAATAAATATGTAAAATTTGACCCACAGAATATCATTCATGTAGAGGTCAGAGAAAAGATCGAAATGGAAAAGATATACCCAGAAGAGTTATTAAATAATCTTTTGCCCGAGCTTTCTTTTTACAAGAAGAAGGGAATCAGCGATGATACCCTAAATTTTTATAAGTGTGGATATGCTACTTCTGGACAGCTTTTCCGCCGCATAGTTTTTCCGATCTATAATCAGTTTGGTCAGATTCACGGCTTTTCTGGGAGAGCGGTCTTTTGGGATAAGAGTTCAGAGTATCCCAAATGGAAGCACGTAGGCAAGCGCGCCGATTGGGTTTATCCATTATACATCAAAAGAAATGGGCATGAAGAAATCAGAGAAGGAATAGAGAAAACAAAGACTGTCATTATCGTAGAAAGCGTTGGTGATAGTATGGCGCTTTTTGAGCGCGGCTTCAAAAACACAATTGTCACTTTTGGCCTTGGAGTTTCATCAAAGATTTGTTCTGCTCTTGTTGCCCTTGACCCAGATAAGATTATTATCGCTTCAAATAATGACCACGAAGGCGATATTAACCATGGGTTAATTTCTGCTTGCAAAAGCTATCTTCAATTACGGTCTATTTTTGATCCAGTTAAGCTTGAAATTAGACTTCCCGTTAAGAATGATTTTTTTGATATGCATGCTTCTGAGCTTGAAGGCGAAACTGGTCTTTTTGCCGAATGGGTGGACAAGCGAGTAAACCCAAAGCTTCAAGCTGAAAGCATCTACAAAATCGCAGTAGAAAACAAGTTCTCTGAAACTCTGATTCAGAGGGCTTCTAAACTCCTAGAAGAATTTGTCTGACGTTAAACACACCGCTCTTTCTGCCAGTAGAATAAAGACCTTGGAAAAATGTAGTTGGTCTTACTGGTGCAATTATGTTTTAAAACTTCCTGAGAAGAGTAATGATGGAGCCAATAGAGGCAACGTCGTTCACTTTGTTTTAGATGTTTTAGCGAAAGCTAAAAGAAAGGCTTATGTAAAGACTATCTTAAAAGAAAAAGATGTCTTTGTGATTCCTTCCGTTCGAAAGCTTATGCTTAGACACGCTAGAGATCACGGTGTTTCAGATCCAGAGAATCTTGATCTGATTAAGCAGATGACCCTTACTGCTTTGGAGTATGACTTTTGGGGAGACTCAAAGCTAAAGCCTTTAAAGGATATCGGGGAAAGAGATTTCGACATTACGGTCAATAAGGGTAAAAAGAAATATAGAATCAAGGGATTCATCGACAGACAATTCATTTACGAGGACTTTACTTCTGTTGTCCGAGACTACAAAACTAGCAAAGCTGTTTTTGCTGGAAAGGACGCCGAGGATAATTTGCAGCACTTGATGTATACCCTTGCAGCCAAAAAGCTAGACCCAGAACATGAAGTCTCGATGGAGTTCTTGTTTTTAAAGTTCTCTTTAAAAGACAAAACAAAGTCTGGGGGGCTTTTAAAGATGGGCTCTTTGTCAAAGAAAGATTTGAGTGACTTTGAAAATCATCTTACAGAAGTGCAAAAAGTTGTGGATAATTTTACCGAAGCGGATGCATATTCAAATTTTGCTGCTGATAAGCCAATGCCCTCAGATGGCTCATTCAGCGGCAAGCTTTCTTGTGGCTTTGCCAAGTATAAAGGCCAACTGAAAAAAGACGGCAATCCAATGTGGCATTGTCCTTATAAGTTCGGTTTTAATTACTATGCCTTAAGAGACAAGGATAATAAAATAATTAAAACCTTTCTTGAAGAAGACAAAGACGAAGCTTTTAAGTTAGCTAAGGAAGAAGAAAAAGTTACCAAAGAAACGTATCTTGGGTGTCCAAAGCACTTGACATCCTAGCCATCCTTGGTAGGATAGTGGTATGATCCCACTATTCAAGTCCCACTTTTCCATAGGGAAAAGCATTCTGACTCTTGCGGAACCAGAGAAGCAAAAGAAAGATGGGCCAGACAGTATCATATCAATAGCCTTAGACAATGGTCTAAAAGACCTCTACCTTGTAGAAGACTCTTTGACTGGATTCTTGACTGCTTTTAAAATTTGCCAAAAGCACAATTTAAATCTAAGGTTTGGCCTTAGAGTAAGTATTTGTAATGACTACCAATCGATTGAGACCTCTAAAAGCAAACTAGTACTTTTTGCCTTGAATGACCAAGGTTTTAAGGAGATCAATAAAATCTATACATTCGCCCATACAAAAAATGACGGGGTCATTTCAAATGATGATCTAGTTTCCAAACTCACCCAGAATATTTTTGTTTGCGTGCCATTTTACGATTCTTATGTTTGGAATAATTACCATTATTTTAATAATTGCACTCCCTTTTTTCTGGATAATATTGACCATGCTTATCTGTCGGAAAACAATAAACTTCCTTTTGACGAAATTATTTCGAAAGTAATCAAGTCTAAGGGCAAGCAAGTTATAGAAGCTAAATCAATCTACTATAAGAATAGAGAAGATTATGAGGCTTGGATCACATATAAAATTGCTTGTAGTGGAACAATGGGACGAAGCCGCACCTTATCAGCCCCAGACTTATCTGATTGCGGCAGCAAAGAGTTTTCATTCCAATCTTGGAAGGAGGCATCATGAACGATCTTTTAAGGCAGAAAATTAATCAGAAGTACGTTGTATTTGATACTGAAACCGAGGGGCTGTCTCTAACCGATTCTCGCCCTTGGCAGCTTTCTTGGATTGTATGCAAAGGAGAAGACATCATTGAACAATACGATGAGTTTGTTCACTACCCCGATCTAAATGTTTCTGCTGACGCAGCAAGAATTACAGGCTTTAACCATGTCAGTTATCTAGCCAAAGCCAAGCCTCCGCTGGATGTTTGGAAGATGTTTTCTAAGTTTCTGTACGATGAGAACTATATTCTTGTTGGTCAGAATATCTTGAATTACGATATTTATATTCTGAACACGATGATGCGGACTATTGGAATTCAGAACAATTGGAGTTTCTTGCCGAGAATGCTGGACACAAGAGCATTGGCTACCGCAATGTTTAAAGATATTAAATATTCTGGAGATAGGCTTTCATGGCAAATGAAGCTTATGCACTTTAGAGAAAAGGGGTTAAAGACTAACCAAGCATTCCTTTTGAAACATTTTGGTATTGACCATGATCCTTCAAAGCTTCACAATGCCCTGTACGATATCACAATGAATTATAAGATTTTCCGCAAGCTTATTATGGGGGTAGAAGTATGAAGATTTTCCAAGAGTCATTTGAGAAGTATAAGAATCCAGTACCTCCTGGCGTTCGTCTTCCAGAAATCAAGATTGATCAGAGATATTATGCGTCTCTTGGTATCGATCCAACAGTTTCAAATTTTGAATTTCTACGGCAGCTTTGCCTCAAGGCTGTCAAAACAAAAGGTATAGATAAACTACAAAATAAGAAAGATTATTATGAAAGAGCCAAATATGAACTGGCGATCTTTGAAGAGCTTGGTTTCGTCGATTATGTTCTGCTTAATTGGGACATTCTTAATTATGCTCATGAGCACAATATTCCTACTGGTTATGGTCGTGGGTCTGCGGCTGGCTCTTTGGTTCTTTTTTTGATTGGCGTTACCAATGTAGATCCAATCAAGAACGGACTGTTCTTTGAGCGGTTCGTTTCAAAAAGCCGTGCCAAAAAAATTGTCGTCGAGGGAATCACCTACCTCGACGGCTCTTTGATGCCTGACGTTGATAATGATATCGAGTTCTCGAAACGTCAGGAAGTTATTAATTATATTAAAACAAAGTACCAAGGTAAGACTTGCAAAATTCTTACCATGAATACTTTAACTGGCAAACTCTGCATTAAAGAATGCGGCAAGATCGTTGCGGAAATGACAGAGGATGAAGTCAATGCTGTAAGCGACGTTATCCCAAAACAATTCGGCAAGGTCTTCGCGTTGAAAGATGCTTATGATGAAAGCGAGCAGTTCAAAGCTTTCTGCGACAAGAATCCAAAAGTATTTAAAATAGCAAAAAAGATTGAGGCTCTAAATAAAAATACCGGAGTTCACCCATCAGGCATCTCTATCTCTTACTATGACAATGAAGAGATTATGCCCCTGCAAAAGACTGGCGACGGAGAAATCGTATCGGCTTATGATATGAATAACGTCTCCGAAATTACTGTTAAGTTTGATATTCTTGGACTTAGAACGCTGACAGTAGTTTTCGATACTTGCCAGCGTCTTGGTCTAGACTTTAAGAATCTGGATTTCGACAACTCTTCTACGTACAAGTTTCTTCAAGACTTGTCTAATCCAAAAGGGCTATTTCAGATTGAAGCCAACACCAACTTTCACGTTTGCAAAAAGGTAAAACCTCGGAATATGCTTGAGCTTGCCTGCGTACTTTCACTTGCTCGCCCCGGTGCTTTGGACTTCTTAGATCAGTATGCCACATACGTTAGAACAGGAGAGTTCCAATCAGTACATCCATTTTTTGATGATATCCTTAGTGTGACTGGCGGAATCCCTATCTTCCAAGAGCAGTTGATGAAGATGATTGTTAAGGTAGGATTTACGCTAGATGAGGCGGAAACAGTTCGCCGTATCGTTGGCAAAAAGAAAGTGAGCGAAATGCCAGCTTGGCAGCAAAAGATTAGGGAAAAGATTGCAGAGAATAATCTTGATCCAGTCATCGCTGACGTTCTTTGGAAAGTGGCGGAAGATAGTGCAAATTACTCCTTCAACGCTTCTCACGCATTTAGCTATGCAACCCTAAGCGCACTAACTACTTACCTCAAGTTTAATCATCCCAAAGAGTTCTTTTTAGCTCTACTTAGATCATCTAGACACGAACCAAATCCGCACGAAGAGATCGAGTCAATTTCTCAAGAGCTTAGTTTTTTTGACATTCGTCTTCTTCCTCCCGATTTGTCTAAATCTAAGGCTGATTTTGAAATTCAAGGAAATGATATTCGATTTGGACTTAATGCCATCAAGGGCGTATCGGACAAAGTTCTTTGCAATCTGCTTGAGTTTAGAGATGTTGAGTTCTCAAATAAAATTGATTGTTTCGATGCCGCTAAAGAAGCAGGGGTAAATATCGGCGTCCTATCATCCTTGATTCAAGCTGGAACGCTTTCGAGCTTCAGCGAAAGACGGTGCAGGCTCGTCCTTGAGGCTCAGACATACAATATTCTTACCGATAGAGAAAAGAGAAACGTAAAGCTTTTGGCTCCAAAGTACAACTTCGACGTTCTTAACACGATAGCAGAAACTGTAAAAAGCAAAACCGCTGGAGATGATGGAAAGATTTTTATGAAAGATTCTCGCTACGAGACTTTCAAAAATAAATATCAGTCGTATAAAAAAATCTACGACATGAATAAGCAGTATGAGAAGTTTGCTAATTGGTTTTTTGAACGTCAGCTTCTTGGGTATAGCTATACCCATAAACTCAAGGAAGTTTTTTCAGAAGATGATTCTGAGCGGCTTTCTACAACATACGAAGTCTCTCAGGTAGACATTCGCCAGAATGTCAAAATGGTTGGGGTCGTCAAAGAAGCTCGGAAGAAAGTTAGCCGTGCCGGTCGCCCATATTTATTTGTTAAAATATCAGATGAATATGGGGAAATGGTTTGCCGACTAACAGACGGAGGAAGAGACGACAAGTTCACAATGTATTATGAAGGCGGCGGCAAAACCCCCAAAGAGGACGATATTGTTATCGTTTATGGCTCAAAAGCAGAGGATTCTATTTTCCTAAATGGCTTGACAATCCTGAGCGAAAAGATTTACACAAGGATGTCACAAGTAGAATCTTAAGTGTAAAATGAATAAAGTGCAAGACATTAACTTTACTCCTAGAGTTAAGAGAGCATTGGATGTAGCCAAGCAGAGATGCTTGGAGAACAACTGGCATGAAATTACTGATGAATTTTTATTGCATGCTATTCTCTTTTCGGAGTCAATGATAGTAAATCTTGCCTTTCAAAGCGTTAAAATTGAAATCAAAGATGTAGTACTTGCTCTTTCCAAGACTTTGCCCACTGGAAAGAAGAAAGTTAGCGAAAAAAATGTTAACTTTAGCTCGTCCGCTAAATCAATTATTGATAATTCGTATAAAATTTCTCAAGGCTTTAAGCAAAATTATACTGGAGTAGAGCATTTATTCTTATCGATCCTTAGACATTCGCCTAGCGTTGCCAAATTCTTTAAGAAGCATGGTCTTGATATCGCATTTTTTGCTGATAAAGTAGAGAAGGAGTGCAAGCATTTATCCAATCCAGTAAAAAAGCCCATTGAATCCCAGTCTTCTAAATCTCAAGATTCGCTATCAGAGTTTTGTGAAGACTTTAATGAAAAAGCTTTGGCTGGAGAATTTGACCATATCTCTTTTAGAGAAAAAGAAGTAGACCAACTTTCAGAAGTTCTGTGCCGTAAACAGAAAAGAAATCCAATTCTCATTGGTCATCCAGGCGTTGGCAAGAGCGCCGTTGTTGGACTTATCGCTAAAAAGATTATTAGCTGTCAATGCACAGAGTTTCTTCTCGACAAGAAGATTATCAGCGTTAATCTAAGCGCGCTTATTGCTGGAACAAAACTGAGAGGAGAATTTGAAGAGCGTTTGACTAAAGTAATGGAGCAAATAAAAAAAATTGGTAATGTTATTGTATTTATCGACGAGGTTCATAACTTAATAGGTCTTGGTAATGATGCTGGTTCAATGGATGGCGCCAATATCTTAAAGTCTTATCTTACTTGCGAAGATATGTCTTTTATTGGAGCTACTACTGAAAAAGAATATGAGGCTTATTTTGCTAAAGATGCTGCGATGAATCGCCGCTTTGAACCCGTATTTATCAAAGAGCCCAATAAAGAACAGACTCTCGATATCCTTAAGAACTTAAAGGGCTACTATGAATCATTTCATATGATTCTTTATCCAGATAGCGTTCTTGTAGATATTGTTAATGTATGTGACAAATATATCACAAGCAAATATTTTCCTGATAAGGCTATTGATCTAATGGATCAGGTTGGTGCGAAAGTTAAAATTAAAGCTTTCGCCCGCCCTCAAGAGATTAAAAACATGGAAAAGCTAATCTTGGAGTTTGAGAAGATTGCTCCAGACGATATCAAAGAAGAGCATCTCGATGACATCATCGAAGATTATCAAAAGAAATACGATGCTTGGGCAGAAGTAATAAAGAATAAAAAAGAAAAAGCGAAGACAAAAGACGTTTACCAAGCATTGTCTGACAAGATTGGTAAGGTCATTGATATGGAGTCTGAGAACTCTGGCATCAAGAACATTTACTCTAATCTTAAAAAGCATGTCTTTGGTCAAGATGATGCAGTAAAAAAGATATCAGACTGCATCCTTCGTAGCTCTTTTGGTCTGGCAAAGAACTCGCGCCCACTTGGAAACTTCATGTTTATCGGACCAACAGGTTCTGGTAAAACACATTTAGCTAAGACGCTAGCAAAAGAAGCGTTTGGCTCAGACTCTAATCTCTGCATTATCGATATGTCAGAGTTTATGGAAAGCCATGCGGTCTCTAAATTGATTGGCGCGCCTCCAGGTTATGTCGGCCATAAAGAGCCCAGCATATTCTTTACTCAGCTACAAAAGCACCCATCTACAGTTTTCCTATTCGACGAAATAGAAAAGGCTCATCCAGATGTAGTAAATATTTTGCTCCAAATCATGGACCGTGGAGAGCTTACTGACTCAGTAGGTAATAAGCTAAACTTTAAAAACTCTATTGTGATCATGACTGGTAATGTTGGCTTTCAGATTAACGATAATAAAAGAATGGGTTTTGGAGCAGTATCTAACCCAAAGCCAACAAAGGATAGTATCATGGATAGCTTAAAGAAATTCTTTAGGCCAGAATTTTTAGCCAGACTAAATGAAGTCGTTATTTTTCAAGAACTTTCAACAGACAGTCTTGTCAAGGTAATCGAAACAGAACTAGATTTTATTAAGACATCTTTAGCGAACAACGGAACAACGATTTCTTTCTCTTCAGAAATTATTGATTATGTTATACATAAGACAAAAGACTCTAATTCTGGGGCTAGAAAAGTAGTATTTTTTATAGAGAACGAACTAAAGACTAAAATAGTTGATGTTTTATCCACTGCTAAGTATAATCAAATTAAGGTCTCTATCAAAGATGGAGAAATACAAGTAGATGGAAAAACAAAAAAACTTCTTGCAGTACACGGTAAACAATAAGAAGCTTCTTCCTATAGAAGAAGAATTTTTATCGTCGATATGCGGAAAGCTTGAATCTAAATTCAAATTTAAGATATCGAACATCTTAAAAGAAAACTCAAGCCCTCTTTATGATTGTTTTGCTCTAATTGCAGACAATCGACCATTTTTTTTAAAAGTCAACGTGTCTCCAGACACGCCTAATTCTTGGGATGTTTTATCTCAAGAAAAACCTTCTTTTCATCCTTTAATAATAGACTCCTCCTCCCCCGAAGAGGAGTTTAAATATATTTTTTTTGAATTGCCAAAAGGCGTGTTTGCAAACGATATTTCAAATTATATTTTAAGCCATAAGCTTAATTTGACTGACGCCTTTACGAGAGATTATAAAAAAATTCATTCTTGCAGCTTTTCTTCTGAAGACGAAACTGTCGCCATGTACAATTCTCTTCTTCCAATAGAAGCGATGAGAATTTATAGAAAATATCCAATAGTCGATGTATTCTCAATTTTAAAAATACTTTTTGCTGAAACTTACAAAAAAAATCCAACGCATTGCAATTTTTGCCATTTCGATCTTTGCTTAGAAAATATTATATACACTGGTTCTGAATTTAAATTTATTAACTTTGAGTATTCGTGCAATGGCAATAGATACTTAGATATTTGGTTAACAAAAACTCTTTTGAATTGTTCTGATGACACATTCAATAGATTCGTTGAAACTTATAATAAACATGAATTAGACTTGATATATAATTACGAAGAATTGTCGAATTATTTTATTTTTGCCTATTTCAATTCAAAAATAATTTCTGAATACATGACATTTGGCCTTAGAGATCCTGTGAAATTAAAATATTGGATTGGACAATCTTCTATATTTTATTCAAAAATTTCAGACAAACTTTATCTAGAAAAAAATATTGACAAATCAATAAGAGACTTTTACTATCTCTGGAAATAAGGAAACTTATGGCAAAAACAAATAACACTGCACTCAACGTGATCCGAAATAGCGCTGGCCGCTATTTTGGTCTTGAAACTAAGAATGAAACTATCAATGCCCGCTACATTGGCGAATCAATCGCTACTATTGTTGTAGAGGACCGTAACGCTGGCGAAGTTCGACGAATCGCAAAGTCTAGCATTACTTCTGTATCGTTCAAGGGTCGCACTTATACTACAAAGCGCTAAACTCTTGTAGGATAAAGACTTCAACCCACAGGAAACTGTGGGTTTTATTTTTGTGTAAATATATAGTACCGCACAAAATTTATGAAGTTTTTATCTTATTTATTTTTTTGGGTGGCTTTCTCATTATCAGTTTTAGCCCAAGATAAAATTGTTTACAAGCAAACCAACCACACAATTTCAGTTGCAGATGAAGATGCTATGATCACTTTTGCCGATGTAAAATCTAAAGATGTTACTGTATACGTAGCTCCTCCGACTGGGAGAATCCAATTCAAGACTGGTGATAAAATTTATTTTTCAGCGTTAACGGACAAAACGATAAAAATATCTGCAATAAAAGGAGCGGTTTTAATTAGCCCAGATAATTCATTTACTGTATCAGGCTACGGATCTCAATGGCAGTTATTGCATTTAGGCAAAAATATATGGCTGGCTTCTGGTGATTTATACAGCTTGGAAGTAGATGCCTATCTGAACCAAGATAT